GCATCGCGGATTGGCAGATTAGCGAGGGTTTCATCGACTGTTGCCATCAGGTGAACCAAGCCTTCATGCTTGCTTCATAAAGCCCGGTGTCGATGAAAGATGGGCGCGGAGCGCGCTTAACTTTCTTACCCTTTTTTGTGGTCTTATAGCGCGGATTCTTGAATCGGTGGCTAACGCCATCAAGCGCCGCCTGCGTGGGAACGCCGGGGATGCCTATACCCTCAATTTCCTTGCTATCAAGGAAATGTCGAAATGCCGTTTCAATATCTGCCGTGGCGCTGCCAAAGGGATCAATGTTTTCGACTGGTGCGTCCATAGCCAAAGCGTCAAGAGCGCCTTGAATAGACCTTTCTAGGGCTGCGGCGACATCATCAATCCGCGATTCAAAAAATACCTCCATGACGTGGTATTTGTCTTCGAGGATTTCCGCAACCATGCCAGTCGTGGCGCCCTCGTCATAGGGCTGGTCGATAACTCCCAGGTGCAGGGTCGTCATGCGACACCCCACATCGTGCCGTACGTCTGGGCATACGCCAGATATTGCCGCCCCCAAGGGGTTTTGATGTTCTGCAATTGCGAGAGCGTCAACGCCTGCAGGGCTTCGGGCACTGCGAGACTATCGCTAGTGCCGCTATCGGACGCAGATGTCACAACCCCAGACGCAAACGAATTGATACTGTACGCCTTGCGCAGATCGGCAAAGTAGGTACGTCCAGGCTGATCCTGAGCGTAGTTGATAAGATTGTCGCCAGCCAAATTGTAAACGGATTGCACGTAGATGCTGGTTTGAACCGGCGACGAGCTGGGTGTCGCTACCGTCGCCAAAGCGGGGTTAACGATCATCAAAGCTATAGAATAGGCCCAACCGATGGACGAACTATTGGACGGCAAGTAAAGGGGATTGATCCCCATTACGTTGCTAATGAAATCCTGAAAGCCCGTCAGAGTTGGTTCCGTGCTCATGCAGACTTTCTCGGCCTTCCGCGACGCGGCGGTTCACTGGCTTCGCGCGTGACGCTGACGGTTTCGTTTAGGCCCGGCTCGCTGTTGCCATTCTGCTGCACAACCTCAAGCTCCAGGTTCTCAATGCGCACCGCGCCTTCGGTGGCACGCTCGATAGCGTTGTGCAATGCGGCAGCGGAGAGCTTGCGGGATTCCTGGCTTTCGCGTTCCAGCACGCCGGAATTGTGCTCATCCGCCTGCATAATCTTTTCGACGTTGATCGGCTTGTCGAGGCGATAACAAAGACCGACAAAAGGCTTGCGACGGTCGATATCGGCCACGTCAACAAGACCGTAGATGGCGTGCTGGTCGACGATGGTTTTCACAACTTCCAAAGTAGCGTTCGATTGGTAAACCACGATCTGTGATCCGGGCGCAATTTGCTGGCGCCGCACGGAGGTTTCCTCCGGGATGCGATAGATGAAATCGTGCTTCTGCTTGCTGGCGTTAGCCACATAAAGTGTTGGCATGTTTTCCTCTGGGTCCAATAGAAACCGCACGGGGTCCAGCCGTGCGGCAGGGGTAGCCATGGCGCGGAGCCGAAGCCCCGCGCCAAAGCAACTTACTGGTACTGCATGGAGATGATAGCGATAGCCTCCGGACGAACGCCCCACCCGGAGGTGACGCGCAGTTCGGAGAGCACATCGATGGCACCGCCAGCCAGCGGGGTCGGGATTTCGCGCGGTGCGGCCATGTCGCAATACTGAAGCGTGCAGGCAGCGAGGCCGGGCGAAAGATCAGCAAAGGCGTTGGTGTTGATCTTAGCGCGAGGCTTTTCAACTTCGGGCAGGACGATCAGAACGGCATCGGTGCCACCGGCACCCTTGCCAATAAGCGTGTCGTCGTAACACCAGAGGATTTCATCCTCGTTCATTTCGCCAACAGCCCTGACCACACCGGCAGTGGACATAGTACCGGCGCCAGCGCGCTGGAACTGGGTCACCTGCACGATGTCCTGATACTCCCAGGAGCCGAGGACGCGCTGCGGGCCAAGCACCACGATGCGATGGCCAATGCCAAGCTGCATAGTGCGGGTCTTAAGCGCGGACACCTGCGAGAGCAGGAAGAACGCCATCTGACCGTTGTCGTAGGTGACGACGGTCGTATTGCCATTGGAATCCGCAGGCAGATTGGCGGTGGTAGCGCCGCTGGTATTCAGCAGACCCTCGCCCTGGGCGCCGTTGAAGCCGTAGAGCAGGGCCGAACGCATCAGCTGGAAGTGGCCCTGACGCATGCCCAGGCGCTGCGCCTCAACGATGCTCACGCCCCACTGCGACATAGCAGCGGTATCGTGGTGATCGTATTCGGCGCGGACGCGCTGGAGATAGGTCGGGGTGCTGATCTGCCGAGCCACAACGTTGACGCTGGGAAGCGAGTTATACTCGCTCTGACCGGCGGACATCGTGGTGCGGATATCAAAGGCGTCGATGTAGACGTACAGGTCGCCTTCGCCCAGGCGAACCTGAGGATTGCCGCCCGCGAGCGCATCAAATGCGCCCGACGCCTGATTATACTGCAACAGCTTTTCCGGCACCATGTAGTGCGGAGAAACCATTACGCGGGAGGGAGTAATATTCGCCATTGCAGCGGCTCCTTAAATCTGGATGAGCGCGGCAGTGCCGCTGTTATTCCAATTGGCGACGTTGTTCACCGGGTCCCAGTCAACGATCTTGCTGTTGCCAGACTGCACACGAAGAACCTTACAAGGCAGAGCGCCCTGCGCCTCAACGATAGTAATCGTGCCACCCAGCGTACCCCAGGTCGCGGCATCGCCCGGCAGCAAGAACGTGAAGTTCTGGCTATTGGTCCAAGTGTTGACCGTGTGACTGGTGTTGATGGCGGAGACAGCGCCGGTTCCGGTGTTGGTCGCGCCCGCGAGAGTGAAGTTGTCGCCGACACCACCAACCGTAGTGGCTACAGCGGCCACAACCGCAACCTGCCCGCCGTTGGTAGCCGACCACGTAAGCGAGGTGACGCTATACGTGGCCGACGCCGTGGCAGTGAGGCACTGGGCATTGAGGTCCCAATACACCGCCTGACCAATGCTGGCATTGACAAGGCTTGCGGCCAGCGAGGGATCGCAAGCCACGGCAATACGAGCACCGCTGCCAAGCGGGAAGTAGGGAACCGTCATGCCGCCAGCAGCGGTAGGAACGTTGCTCTGCGGCCACGACACCCAGGCGGTCGCCTGATTGAACGTGGAGAAGCCAAGCAGCTGCTTGGCTGCGCCCGCGCTCAGGGTTGTTGCACGCCCAACGGTGGTGCCAAGTTCGGAACCGGCAGAAGTGCTGGAACCGGCCAGGGCAGGCACGTTAGCGTAGATGCCAACACCACCCCACATGGGATAGGTCTCGTTGGTGGCCAGGACGCCACCGGCCAGCGCAAAGCGCACCGCCGGATCATCCATGACCGTGCCCTGCACGAGGCCGTAGGACTGGGTGCTGAATCCACCAATATTGGTGGTGGTCAGCATAGGATTGAAAGATACCGAATTTGCCATGGTGTTTTATTCCTCAGTGCATAGCATTGCGACGGAAGAACGGCTTCGCAATTGCGCGCGGAGCCGTCCGAAATTCGCCCATCCATGCGCTAGGCTCACCGACAAACTCAGTGATAACGCGGTCTGCGGCGTCACGCTTCTTGATTGCGCGAAGGCTGCCAGCCGAAACGCCAACCGGGCTGCGCGCAGCAGCGGTAGCGTCAGCGTAAATTGCAGATTCGGCAATATCCAGCGCATTTTCAGGCAGGTCGCGCAGCGGGACGGACTTCCACGCTTCGCTGTGGCTCTGCATACCCTTCGCCAGACGAATGCGATAGGCAGGAGCAGCCTCACCCTGAAGCGGCGCAGGAGCACGTTCTCCGAAGGCGCCATAGACGCTGTCGGCACGGGCCTGATAATCGGCCATCGCGGCGTAGTCCGCATCACTCATGCTCTTGGGCATCTGCCCGATAAGCGCGGAGAGGCGACGGATTTCCGACGTGATGTGCGCATCGCTGGCGGCACGACGCGCGCTGTCCTTGCGGGACATATTATCGTCGGCCTTCTTGAGCATTTCAGGCATTTCGGCGTCGGCCATTAGCTTAGGCGGAGCGCCGCCAGCACGGACCATCGGCGGGTCTTCGCCTTCAACTTCGATTTCAACATTGTCGGCCATGTCATCATTGTCGTCGTCAGCGGCCTTGGCCATCTTCAGGTCCTGGATGGAATCCAGCCGACCCTTCATTTCCTGATGAGCCTCATGCATCTTGTCCATGCGGCTGCACAGGGCATCGATCCCCATGAGCAGCTTGTCCATATTACCGCCGTCCGTGTCAGAGCGCTTTTCGGCGCCTTCCACTTCCTTCTCGATTTCAGCCATATTCATATCTCCGGAGGTTGTTTCGATGGTTTCGGGCAGTTCGACTCCGGCGGGTGGACCGCCCTTGTCCCAGACACCCTCTTCGCAAATAGCCAAGTGGTCCAAAAGACTAGGCTTCCCTTCTATCAGAAGACTAGACCCATCCTCAAGCTTCTCTTGAACGTTGCCATCAGTTTGACGAAAGACAACGGCGGGAGAAGTCGAGAGTTGCTTTGACGTCATTTGTATGACGGCTTCTGCATCGTAAATCTTGGCAATTCCCCAAACTTCATCCCCTTGAATATAGGGGAGAAGAATGGTCCCAATGACGCGATTGATGAATTCTTTGCTGTCCAGCTTACCCGCTTGGGGATGCTCCCAAACTACGGGCAGTCCGTTGCACCGGTCAAGAAAATGCTGATTCAGATAGTTTTCCGGCTTACGATATACGTATTCATCCAACTTACTGCGGTAAGCCGTGCCGGTTCCAGTAATGCGCAGCGCGAACAGCCACACATTTTCATACTGCTGCGGGCTGACCAGATCGCCCGCCGTAATCGCCCGCGCCACCCCAAGTTCATCCATAGTGAGCTTATCTAGGGCAACGCGGGTTCCTGGGTGCAGTGGCGTGCGAGGGAGTCCGACACCGCACCAAGCGAATGATGTATGCTCACCATTCAGCAGCGGATCAAATCGACCTTCGATACGCTGAATGAATGTCGTGTAGTCGACGGGGTCGCCGATTGGCGGAACAGGGTTAACAGTGACGGGCTGCTCGACGCCGGGAGGATACTGATTATCGCTAATTCGACGCGTCCAAACGCGGCGCTGGCCGGGCGGATAAAAGCCCATCTCCTCTCCGCATTCGCGGACTGCCGTTTGCTCTAGGGTTTCATCACCCTCTTGCTGACCACCAGGGAAGCACCACGCGCCGGGCCAATCGCCGCCGGGTCCGCGCTTCAACAGAAGCACTTCGCCCGCGTCGTTCAGGAACATGATGCCAGCGGCTTTAATCACTTGTTGCCTTTGGTCGCGCGCTTATTCGCGCCGAAAGTCGCGAAGCCGCTGTCATTATAAGCGGTTGAGTTTATGCGCGCAATTGTTTTATTGACATCAGCAAAAGTGGCTTTGCTTTTTCTTTCTTTGGCAGGATCAAATCCGAGCATTTTGACAACATCCGGCGGCGTCACCGCAAGCTCGGTATCATCCGGGTCTTCGTCCGTTTCTTTCCGCCAATCGACTGCATCTTTAGCGGCGGTTCCGAAATGGGCCGTGGGAATGTTGCTCAAAGGGACGCCCTCCACTGCGCAAAAACGACTGGGCTGATATAGCTTTGTAGCGCAATGACCGGGGTATTGCCCAGCCGGTCCGAAACGCGCTTAGCGATTTCCATGACTTTCTTTTTGTATTCCGCTTCGGACTTTGGCGGTGTTTCTTTCGCCACCAAATCTGCGGCGGTGGATGTGCCGACGTGCGTGCGGAAATCTTTGGTTTTGAACCCGCCGCCATCCAGCGTGTGCGTATGATCCAGCAGCGCCTTATCGGATGTTGCCGGAAACAGCTTTCCATCTGCGCCGGAGGATTTAGCGCGATCAAGCAGCATTTTGCCCAAGGCGGGATCGGTCACGGGCAAATCCAAATTGACGCCTTTCTTGCCCGTGAATTGCAGCCTTACGCCGTCGGGCGTTTTGACAACGTGCCGTCCTTCAAGCGTGGTCGCGCCATAGGCTTTCACCTTCGCGCCGGTATCGTCATCCGATCCAGGGCGCAAACCCATTTTTGCAATCAGGTCCAAGCAGTCGGCAGAGTCGCGCGTGCGAGCGTTTTCGCTTTTCCGCGCTTCGTGGTTTTGCGCGACGATTTCCTCAAACTTGGAAATAAGTTCGTGAATGCGCGCGAATTTCGCTTCCGCCTGGGTTTTGGTAAACGCTTCGGAATAGATCGCCTGCGGGCGTCCTTTGCTGTCTTTGCCTGTGGCAAGCATGTCGGAATTGGGATCGGCACTGAATTTTACGTCCGTCCACGCGGGCGGAATTTTCAGGCGTTCAATGTAATCGGGCAGCGGTTGGCCATTGGCCTGCGTTCGCTTCCCGCCTTCTGGGGGTTTGGTTTCCGACATCGGGCCGCGCTTTGATCCCGATTTGGTTCCAGACTTTGACCCAAATTTTCCATCTTCCGCGCGAGGATGGTCCTCTTCTTTGAATTCCTTGTCCGCGCGATACACGCCATCATTTACGCGCGCCAGGGTTTGGCTCATTCGTTTTAAGGCGTCGGCAATGGCTTTCATGGTCAGCAACCCCAGCGGCGGAGAGACTTGTTAATACGGCTATCGGGGTCTTTGGCGGTCGCGCTGCCGGTGTTCTTTTTCTTCATGCCCTTCATCCGAGCACAGAAGGACTTGTGCCTAGGGTTTTTAGGGTCCTTCACGGGCGGACGCAGCGTGCCGCCAGTCTCGCGGTGGTATGCTTTGCGTCCGGCTTCCGTCAGCCCGCCCGCCTTCGACTTTAACGGCTTTGCATCGCTGTCCTGGCGCGCGAGCGTTCGCTGGATGCGGCTAATGGCGTCGGCGATGGTTTTCACTTGCCTGATTCCTCCAACTTCGCCTTGCCCTTGTCAGTCACCATGTCGGGGGGGAGGTAACGCGGGCTGTAAATATAGCGATAAAAACACCGGCAAAAGACTTCTTCTCCAGCCTGCGTAATCTCGTCGGTGTATCCCGCTAGGCCGCACTTCATCAAGCCAGCTTTAAGCGCCCAATTCCCGCGCATGGCGTAAACTTGCCGATCCCGTTCCTTGTGATCCTTACGGTAATTGTAGCCTTTCTGGCGCCAGTGCGAATGCCACTCGCCAGCGATGGCGCCGCCGTCGGTCGCCAGGATTTCGGATATTGAGGACACTAGCTTGTGGCCCTGGTCGATAATCACGCGCCGCTCTTCAAACGGAAGTTGCTTGAGGGACTTTTTGATGTCGCTCTTGGTTTCGTTCTTATCCACCACATCGGACCCGCCCAGCGGAATTGATGTTGACCAACCACTAAAACGCTGCAGGGTCTTTTGGATAGCGGCTTCGCGGTTTAACCGAATAAGCTGGGCGCTTGCCATAATACGCCGGTCGAGTTCGGCGCGGAGTTTCGGCTTGACCTGATCTAAAGTAAAACGCGACACACCAGGGTTAAGCTTAAGAATCGTGCCCTTTTCTACATATCGCGTGTAAAGCCCCGCCAGGGATGCGCGAAGCGTTCGCTCCATTACTGCCGTGGGCGTCAGGGACCGTTCTGCGGCCTGCCTAATGAGCATTAGCCACTGATCGACGCGCAGCGGGTCATATCCGTTATCGGTGATATCGCGCACTGCGGCAGTGACGGTCTCGTAGAAATTCACTGGCCTAGTTCCTCGATGCGCTGGCTTAGCTCCGCGATGGTTTCGATGGCTTGCGCGACTTTCGCCTCGATGTCGTCAAGATTCTTGATGGTTTCTAAATCCTGCAACACTACCTGAACCTTGGCGCGCAACTCGTCTGCCTCCCTTCGACGCTCCGCGATTTCGCGCAGATGGCAGACTTCATCATTCATCCTAAATGCGTTCTGGCTTTGGCATGCTCATGCCGGGTTCATCCGGTTGTTGCGGAGGCTCGTATTCTGCCAGCGCCTCGTAATCCAGCACTAGCGGCTGCGGAAACAGGGTCTTGTTTTCGCCGCTGCTATCCACCGCCCATTCAATCAGACGCGCCTTGTTGTCGGGGTCCATCATTGGCATGAGAACTTGCATCATCGAAATAATGGCCTTTTGCCGCACGTCCTCGGCCTTAGTGTCGGCTTCCGGGTCCTTGAGCAGGCTTGGCCACGTTGCCGCAAAGCCATTCTTCCAGCGGTAAAAGGCGTCGTTGTAGGAAACGTCTTGATATTCGGGAAAGTCTGTTTGGATGGTTGCGTAGAAGTCGGGATTCCAAGCGCGACGCATTACAATTTCGTCAAAGAAATCGTAGGCGGGTTCAAGCCACTCTCGAATGCCGTCAATATAACGGGCGATGTTTTTGGCATCTTCGGTGCCTTCACCAAATCCTGCCACCATCGTCTCGTTGTCCAGCAGCTTAGCGGGCATGTCGGCGGCGGTGGCGATGTTTTTCAGAATGTTAGTGCGAGCGAAATTGCCTGCGCCATCTACGTTTTGCAGATTCAGGCTTTCGATGCTCTCGGCCAAGTCGATAGACATCACATTGTTGGTTTGCGCGTCCTTAAGTAGCTGACGCTTGATGCCCGCCATCCGCTGCATAGCGTTGTCGATGATAGAGCCGGGCGCCTTTAGCTTGGCGATGATAAGCCCCGCCTTCCGCGCTACCATGTCGTCCGTCACCATGGTGCTGACGAACGACTTGAGCGGGTACAGAGCGCGCTGGAACACGGAGCGGCCAACGTAGCCAAAGGCGCTGGTGGTGTATTCGATGTAAACCGGTTGCTCGTTCATCAACACGACGGAGCGGCTGCGGTGGTACGGCTTACCCGCTACCGTGATGGCTGCCGACTTCAAAAAATCTGGAGAGTTCGGGTCCTGGTTGAGCACCAGCGAACCGGCGGTGTTCAGTGGATCAAGAATGTTAAAATATAGCTTTAGGTCGCCCATGCGGTCGAGCGGCAATTCAACGTCGGTGTCCACGCCATCCGCGCCAATGATAATTGACCCAACGCCATAAATGCGAGCGATGCTGCCAAGCTGGGCAATGTATTTGTCCGCATGAACGCGCTTCCACTCTACATCAAACGCATCGCGCACTCGCGTTTCGGGTGCGTTCTGGATGCTGATTTGACGGCCTTGCGACTGCGCCATGGAGATAGGCGCATCAACCATTTTCCGCCCCAGGGGGTGGTAGCTGTAAATCGTCTTGCACAGTTGATAGCTAACATCGGACCCCGGCTGGAGTTCGTCTGCCATCAGCAGGGTTTGCAGGGAGCCGCCCAGATTGGCGCCGCCTACGGTGATGATAGACATTAATCCAAGCCTTTCTCAGATAGCCGTCGGTGAGCCGCTAAATGGTCATCGAAGGGGGCGGACGACGAGATGCTGATAGCAACCCGCGCCATGGCCAGCGCCGCCCTTATCGCATGCGCAGGCACGTCGTATCCGTACCTAGCAAGAGCAACGGCTAGCATTTGTACCGCGTCGGGCATCAAAATCCCTCTTGGTTTCCCAGGGCGATGGCGACTGAATAACAGAATGCGTCTAAAAGGTCATCTTCCCCCATGTCCTTGACGCCAAGCGTAAACGTTAGAACTTGTTGCATAAGGTGATTTCTGGCCGCGCCTTTGTATATCATAGTTTTTTCGTAGACTGGTCGAGAAAATTTAACTTTGCCTTGGTGAACATAGCCAGAAACCGAAATTGCGCGCTCTGCTTTGCCTAGGCTGGTTAATTTACTGTCGATGCTGTGGGTATTCCATCCGCGTCGAACGCCTTGCTGCAGCAGCACCATTCCGGACGCTTTGTCCTCAATCCAAACGCCCAGATTGCCAATCTGAGCGCCGCACTGGGCTGCGAAACCTTCCAGGCGCGAAAATATGCCGGGAAGCCAATGCTCCAGCAAAGCCCCCTCAATTTGACAAATTTCGTAGTCAAGAATGGTTAACTCTGGCTTCATGCCGTATGCGCCTCGGGCGCAAAAGATAACAGCTGTACCATCGTTGGTTTTACCCGTTTTGGTGGCGGTGTCGATGACGGCAAACACGCCCGCGCACTGCGTCGGGTATTCCACCGGCGCCCCGTTTTCATTCAGCAGGTTTTCCAGCTTAAAGAATTGCGTGCCGGACCAGTCCACGAATTCCGCAAGGTATTCCTGCTTCCAAACCAGGGGCGGGCGTTCCGCCTCCAGCCGAACAAGCTCGTCTTGCGGCATGTAAGGGTTGCTGGACGTGGGCGCGTGAAATTCCACAAAGCCGTGTTCTGGCTCGTTGCAGATGCGCCAGAAGAAATTGTCTGGATCGACACCGTTTGCGTTGCTTAGCGCTGTTGCCGTGCCCTTGTAGTCGAGCAGCGTAGGCTGGATGGCGCGGTTCCAGATGTCCATCATGTTTGGCTTGGTAAATGCCGCTTCGTCGATATAGACATCGTGATATTTCCGGGATCGGCCTGCGCTATCGTTTTCCAGGGTCCAGAATTCAATTCGTCCCCCCGTGATGCAGCGAATAATGCCTTCGGTTTTGTTGTGCGATTTCACGACGGGACGAAGCATGTCCAGAAGCTCGTCGTAAATTTCTGTTTGATATTTATACGCGGGCACGAAGTATCCCTGAATACGGCCTTTTAAAATTCGATCACTGGCCAGAACCTTTGCCAGCGCCGATTTCCCCCATCGGCGCCCGCAGCGAATGGCGCGAAATCGTGCGGGCTTGCCGTTCGCGCCCAGCATTTTAAACGCGCCTACTTGCCCGGCATGTAGCTCGGGCAGATTCACGAGGATTTCAGACATCGGGCAAACCGCCGATTACCTTGATGGTCAGCCCCTTTTCTGGATCTTCCATCGGATTCACGTCTCGCCAGCCAGCGCGAACCTTCAGCCAAAAGATTGTCGCGGTGACGGATGCCGGTCCGTCGCCCATTGCCTTTTTCCACAGGTTTTGCACCATGGCTGCGTTAGCGGTGGTGGCTCCCGTGTCCATTTCATCGCGAAAATATTTGCGCATAGTTTTAGGATCAATACTCATAACGCGCGCAATGTCGGAATACGGAATGCCGTATCCAATCATGGTTTTCACCATAGACCGGTCTCGGTCGGTTGGTTTGTAGGCAGGTCGCCCGCCTGGGTTTTTGGTCATTTTGCGCTTGATTCAGATATTTCAGCATACGTTCGCCCGTCGCTTTCCAGCGTAGCGGTTTTGCCGGTGAAGTCTTGCCATCGCTTGATGATGACGTCGCAGTATTTTGGGTCCAACTCCATCAAGCGAGAGTGGCGGCCATTTTTTTCTGCAGCAATCATGGTGGTACCAGAGCCGCCGAAGCTGTCCAGAATAATGTCGCCGCCCTTGGTATTGTTGAGCATTTGATATTCAAACAGCGCCACGGGCTTCATGGTTGGGTGTTCGCCGTTGCGGGTTGGCTTGTCGAATTCAAGGATGGTGGTTTGCTTGCGGTCTGCAGCCCAGAGGTGACCCGCTCCCTCCTTCCAGCCATAGAGGCACGGCTCGTGCTTCCAATGGTAATCCTGCCGACCCATTACCAGAGACGACTTTTTCCAGATTAGGCATTGGCGGACGGTCCATCCTGCGTCTTTTGCTGCGCCGCGAAAATTGTAGCCTTCTGAATCAGCGTGCCAGATATAAAAAACAGCACCAGACTTCATCACCGCATCGGCAGCGACGTATGCATCGCGGAGAAATTGGCGAAATTGATCGTCGCCCATGCTGTCGTTTTTAATGGTCAGCTTTTCTTTTGTCCCGCCCTCATACGCGACGTTGTAGAGGGGGTCAGTCAGCCACATGTCGACTTTTTGCTTGGCGGTTAATTTTTCCATGTCGTCAATGCTGGTGCTGTCACCGCACATAAGCCGATGACCTTCCATCACCCACACATCGCCCGGCTTGGATATGGGGTCATCGGTCGGCTCCGGAACGTCGTCCGGGTCGGTCAGACCATCTTCGATTTTGTCAGCTAGCAGAGCGTCCAGCATTTTATCGTCAAAGCCAATTAGGCTCAGGTCGAATCCGTCTGCGTTTAGGTCCTGCATTTCTATGGAGAGCAGGTCCATGTCCCAGCCAGCGTTCAGGGCCAGCTGGTTGTCTGCCAGGACGTAGGCGCGGCGCTGCGCTTCAGTCCATCCTCGGGCAATCATCACCGGCACTTCAGACAGACCCAACTTACGCGCCGCCATAACGCGCCCGTGGCCGGCAATTAGCGTACCGTCCTCCGAGACGAGCACAGGCGTCGTCCAGCCCCATTCTTTAATGCTGGCGGCAATTTGCGCCACCTGAGAATCGGAATGCGTGCGGGAGTTGCGAGCGTATGGGACCAGCTTATCGACGGGCCAGCGCTCCACCGCGTCGGCTGGCCAAGATTGCTGCGGGGCGGTTTTCACAATATTTGTCCTTCGGTGTCCGCGTCAAACGTAATCTGCGGATGATACCCGATTAATCTTGTCGGACAAAATAATTTATACGAGGACGCTCACTCGCGACACTTTCTGACGGCTTCGGCAAGCTGCGAAGCGTCAAACGATGCTTCGTCAGGCAGAGCATCCAGAAATATGGCCACCACTGAAATTGCCGTGGCTGCAAAACTAGCTGACCGGCAACAATGCACCGGGTCAACGCATTGATCGCAATCCTCTCCTTTTAATCCAAAGCAAATTTCTCGTGCTGCGGCGTCGATGGCGTTCTTGATTGCGTCGTTCATTTCCAACAACTCGGACATTGCCTTGGTTAGCGTTAATTGAAGTTTGTCTCGCTCGTCCAGCAGGGCCAGTAAATGGCCCTTCTCAACCATTACAACCATCGGGCCTTGATCTACAATGGACCGGAATTCCTCGTCGTTCACTCTTCTTCTCTCCTTTCCTTCACCACCTCGACATGCACCAGGGTTTCCTGGGCGCGGGTGGCTGCGACATACATCAGGTTGCGCTCCTGGCCCTGCTGCCACGCTTGGCGGGCGTAGTGGCTGGGCTGGTAGGCGTTAGCGCCCCACCAGAAAACTCGGCGCCATTCCCGGCCCTTGCTTTTGTGGATGGTCGAGAGCGTGACCACCTTTGGGCGTTCGCCTGCTGGCGTGTCGCCAAAGAGGCTATTGATTGCGGCCTGGATGCTGAAAATGGACGCGTCGTTGGGAAGCGTGCTCATGATTTCGAAGAGGGTGTTAACCTGATCCTCGATTCGTGCGGCTTGGGCGTCCTGGTTTTTGTCGAGAGCGCGCTTGATTTCCGCCGTCGACCAGCGTCCCAGCTTATCGCGCAGGTCCTCCACCGTCGTTGCGGTTTTCCACTTGGTGGCCAACTTGATTAAGCCCGTGCCGATGTCGCGGCCTTCGATAATGCAGCCCTTGCCTCGCCGAATGAGGCTGTAGGCTGTCGCCACCAGCGGCGCTGTGTTGCGGCAGAGGATGACGTCGTCGGCGGTCAGCCCCGCATAAATTCCTGCCTCGTCCTTGCCGCCCCAGAAATTGTTTTCTTTGATGCGCTCAACGCTGCCTTCGGCGGCATTGTCGGCGGGCTGGATGTGCTGCACCCATTGGCGTGCCTCGGCCACCACCGCCTTTGGGCAGCGGTAGGAGACCGTCAGCGGCAGGGTGATTGCGCTGAAGTCTG